TGCACCGTGTAGAAGTTGTCAAGGCCGAGCCGCGTCACTTGGTCAGCCAACACCCGATGCACCGAGTCGCGGATGGATGCCTGATACTCACGCGCACAGAGGATGCGGAGGGGCTGGGAGAGGCCGTGGACGAGCAAGGCGCGGGCGAACTGCCACGACTTGGCAGAGCCTCGACCGCCAAAGGCCACGCGGTACCGGACGCCCCCGAGGGTCGGCGTGTAGAGGAACCCGAACGCTTTGGGGGTCTGGACGTTGAGTTGCGTCATCCGAACAGGTCAGGCTCGGCCCGTTGCGTCTGCCAATAGGCGATGCGACGGCGGGCGATCTCGACGTACTCGGCCTCAAGCTCGCACCCCAAGTAGCGAAAGCCCTCAAGGACCGCCGCGCATCCGGTCGAGCCCGAGCCGTTGAACGGGTCGAGGATGAGGCCGTTCGGTGGCGTGACGAGGCGGCAGAGCCAGCGCATCAGCGCGATGGGCTTGACGGTGGGGTGGTGGTTCGTGGTGCGGACGGTGCGATTGAGGCCGACCGTGTTGGGATCGTACATCTCGCCCCGATCGTCGGCGGCTTGTGCGCCGTTGGACTTTGCCGAGATGCGTTCCGGCATCCCGTCCAGCCCCGCTTCCCGCTCTTTGCGCGAGACTTTGGCGGTGTAGAAGAACCGCGAGGGGCCACCAGCATCGCCATAGAACGGCGTATCTGCCACGCCGTTAAACTTGCCTCGGCTATGGCTCGTACTGCCTTCGATAAGCGTTGGGCCGCTCGCCTTGCCTTGTGCGCCACGCTCGCCCGCTTGCGCGTCCAGCATCCCCGCCGCGTCCTCGTCGAGTAGTACGTTGGCGGGCCAGCGACCTGTCGATTGGCTTGGAGTGTAGGCGTGACCCGCGCCACCGCCGAAGGGTTTTGCGCCGTCATCCCATCGGTTGATTTGCACCGCATCCGTACCAATCCTGCACCCGTCCACGTTGATCGCCCCCGTCCCGTACTGCGTGACGTTCGCGGCGACGGTTCCGGTCAAGGGCTTGCGGGCGAGGATGATGGGTTCCCACGCGGGCTTGAGGGCCGTCCCCCATCCGTGCCAACGCTTCGCGGCGTCGGTGGCGGGCGCGGTGATGTCCCACGATTTATACTCGACGCTACCGCCCATTGTTGGCAAAGCTGATGCGCCAGCAGTACTACGCGCTTTTGTGTCCCGCCCCACCACCTCGCGTTCGGCTTCTGCTACGGCTTCTGCAAGATGTGCTACTTCGGGCCATTCAGCGGCAATTGCGGCGAACGTTTGCGTAGTTGGCGCACGTTGCCCTTTGGGGCGTCCCTCAAACCACGACCAATTCGTTGTGCCACCGCAAAATCGTTTGTCACACTCACCAACCGTCAAGCCACGCGATTCGCGAGCCATACGCAATGCCTCACCAATTTGCGCGGCAAGATGCGGATAGCCCCCACGCTTGTCGATCGCCTTGTCCACCGCCAGCGATTTCGGGAAGCCCGAGCCGTAGAGCCACGACAGGCAGTCCCGCACTTCCCACCCCGCGTCCTCAATCGCGACGGCAAGCCGATGGTAGGTGCGCGTCCCGCCGAACGCGACCAAGTGAGCGCCGGGCTTGGCAACCCGCAGGGCTTCCGTCCAGAACTCGACGCCGGGAACGCCGTGATCCCACTCTTTACCCATAAACGACAGGCCATAGGGCGGGTCGCTGACGATCGCGTCCACGCTGTTGTCGGGCAGGGTCCGCATGATGTCGCGGCAGTCGCCCTGCTCCACCTTCCAGTTGTCGGTCATTCGCTCTCGGTAGCGGCTACCAGTTCTACGCGAATCGTGGACGGCGCGAGCGGCCTGTCCCCCGAGGTCACGTCAATGGGGATGAGCTTCGTGGCGAGCGGGTAGAACTTCTCGGGGTTCTGTGCGCCCCATTCGTGCAACGGGATCTGCTCGTTGACGAGGTTGAACGCCTCGATCCACGCCTCGCGGATGGTCTTGGTCGCCTTGTTGGGCGTGCCTTTGGCGCGTCCTGAACCGGCTGGGCGCGGCTTGCCTTTGGGGTATGCCATGCTGTCTAACCTATAACGCCTTACGGGGTTGTCAACCTGAAGTCGGGATGCTTGCGATCGAACGCGGCCCACGCTTCCGTCTTGTCAGAGGTCGTGGTGACGCGGCCTTCGTTGTGCGCGTAGTGGTTCCAGCCGATGATGGGGACGTATTCCGTCTTGGCACCGGCTTGCAAGCAACGCACCCAGAAGTCGTAGTCGTGGACGTAGGGGATGGGCATATCGTAGCCGCCGATGCGTTGCCAAAGCTCGCGCCTGACGATGGAGCTAGACCATATCTTGTTGCCGCCGCGCATCGTCTCGAGCGTGATGACGGAGGGTGGTTCGTAGATGCCGGTCTTGTAGCCGTGCGCGTCGATGCCTTGCACGTTCGTGTAGGCGATGTCCGCGCCTGATGCGTCGAGCGCCGATATACAACTTTGTATATACGCGGGTTCCATCGTGTCATCGTCGCCCAAGATGCAGACGTACTCGCCTTTGGCAATCGAGCAGAGGTCGTTCCAGTTGGTCAGGAATAGCGCAGGTTCGGCGGAGTAGTTGACGAGCAGTTGAAGTTCGTGCTTGGGCAACGTCTGGGCGAACACCGAGGCAATCGCTCGCGGGAGGAATTGCTGGCGATGGCTAGCAATGAGGACCGAGGCGCGGATCGTCATGTGTCAAAGAGCCGAGTGTAGTGGTACATCTGCACGATCAGTTCGGGCCAGTTGGTCGCGTCTCGGTACAGCGAGGCGTTGGGGATCTCGTACATATCCGCCTTGCAGGAAAAGGTCGTGCCGTCCGAGCGGTGACGCAGTTCGTCCTTGCGGTACAACGTGGCGCGGTGCAGAAAGAGTTCCTTCGGTATCCAGCCGCAGACCGTCAAGACTTGCGAGGACTTGTTGAACGACAGGAACAGGTAGGCGTTTGATTCGTAGCCAACTTGTGAGGCCATGACGTTGTTGACGTACTCGTCGCGGGGGTCCGTGGTGCGGCCCATCGTCTTGACATCCACGCCAAGCCCGAACAGTTCCACGTCCACGCCGCCGTCAAAGCCCGAGTCGCCGCGCATAGTCGGGCGACCGAGGGCCAGTTGCACCATGTTCTGCCCGATAACGCCGACAAAGGCTTGCTCCATCGTGCCGTCAGATCCGTCGCCGCGATGCCCAAGCTGTACGTCATGCACATAGTCCCGGCTTTGGGAGATGACCCAAGAGGGGACGGATAGCGCGAAGCTCACGGTTATTCCTCGGGATCGCCAAGCGTTTCTTGCTTCGGGAACGTCTGCTCCCAGTTCTTCTTGTACGTCTCCGCGTCAATCACAATGGGCCGAGGGCTATCGCCTTTGCCGTTCTCACTCATATCTGCCTCGTAGTCGGCTGGGCCGATGTCAAAGTCACCTGCCATAGTTCCGTCGCTTCAGGTAGTTCGCTGGGATGCGCGTGAGAGCAAGCAAGAGAACGAGCGGGACGGTGCAAAGGAGCAGGAGGACCGTTGCGGCGATGTCGAGGCTCTTACGCATAGACCGGCGCCGGGTAGGACCGCTCGCCAAACTCGGCGCAGAGGATGTTATGGGTTTTGATGGCGGCAAGGTCCGTCCGTCCGTCATCGCAGACTGGGCAACGGATGATCACTCGACCTCCTCGCCGTCATCGACGGACGCGGTGCCGTGAGGATCGTGCGAGTGCTTGTTGCCAACGTCATAGCCGTGCGTCCAGCCTTCCTCATAAGCGTCGGTGGCCTTGTCTTGGGCCGCGCCAGCGAGGTAGAGCTTGGCGATGAGGACGCCAGCCGCCGATCCCACCACGCCAGCAATGATGACCGTCTCAATCATACCCCCCTCCGTGCTTTGTGTGAGTGCTTCTTCTCAAGGTAATACTGGCGCATCCGCTCGAGATAGGCTTGCCGACGTTTCTCCACGACCGCACGAGGGGTCAAGCGTTCGGGCTGGGCCAGAAGGTGCTTCCTGATCCGCGCTACGTTCGTCGGGCTGTACGTCTGAATCTTGCGACCCTTGTATTGCACCACCTCATAGGGGATGCCGTACAACTGGATGATGCGGCGAATCTGCCCTTCGCGGCGATCGAACCGCTTGCCCATCTGGTTGACCGTGAGGTAGCCGGGCTTGATAGAGTCGGGCTGTTTGTAGGTCTCGGTAGCCTTCTTCGCCACGGCCTCCGTCACGACCGTACGGACGGGCTTCCAGCGATGCAGGTCGTACTTCCACGACAAGGCCGAGATGACGGTGCCGTGCGGCCCGAGGATTGCTTCGGCCTCGCGTTTGTTCGAGGCCAACGCCGTGCGGACGATGGCCCCGTCGTTGTTGACCAGATACCACTCGGTCATTCGGGAACTCGGTCGAGGGCGCGGTTGACAGAGTGCCAGAGCGTAGCGC